TACTCTTCACTCTGATGAAAGAGACATTCTTAATCTTATAGAGAACAGACTAGATGTTTATAGAAGTATTGCTGACAGCAAGCATGACATAGTTATGTGCTTTACTTCTTACCCTACATTTAGACATGAGATATTCCCTGAGTACAAGATCAACAGGATAGGTAAACGTAAACCACTTGCACTCAAGAGTGTTATCAAAGAAGTAAAAGAAAGATATGAAACTGTTGCTTATGAGAACCTAGAAGGAGATGACGTACTTGGTTTGCTTGCTACCAATGGCAAATACAAAGACCCGATAATAGTTTCAGTAGATAAAGATATGAGAACACTACCATGCAAACTTATAGCTGATGATTCAATAGAACATATTACAAACAAGAAAGCAGATAGGCATTGGTTTGAGATGTCTTTAGCAGGAGATGCAGGAGATGGAATATTAGGTATCAAAGGTATGGGTATGGTTACTGCTTCAAAGACTTTAGCTAATACACCTGATACCAAAGAAGCATTATGGTCTAAGGTACAGGAGACATATACCAAGAAAGGTTATACGATTGCTGATGCTATCTTGAACGCAAGACTTACAAGGATATTAAGAGAAGGAGATTATGATTACAATACAGGAGAAGTAAAACTTTGGAATCCATAAAGAAAACCCCAAGAGGAACCACACCCTTGAGGTTTTCTTAGCGTTGCAACAAGGTAACCACTCCTTGCTATCCTTACACTAACATATAATATAGAAATAGCTCTTTAATTTTTGTGTCTTTACCAGTAATTACTGACGAACTTATACAAGCTTTAGATGCTGTGTTTCCTAACAGATGTCCAGACCTATCGCTATCAGATCGAGAAGTGTGGTATCGTGCAGGGCAGAGGTCTGTTGTTGACTATCTAATTGAACAGCAACTAAGACAAAAAGAAACTATGTTAACTAACAGAGTCTTGGAGAATTAACTATGTGTCTTGGTGGTGGTGGAGGTAGAATGTCTATACCTCAACGTGAATATCAAAACAGACCTGTAACTGTAACTGGTTCACAGACAGGAGTTGATGATCCTAAAGATACAGCAAAAGCAACAGAGACTTTAAAGATACAGAGACAGAAAGAAGAAGGAACTTATGTAGACCCTAACCTTACAACTGTACAAAAACTTACAAAGAGTGGTGGCGGTCCTAAGACTAAACAGCAACAACAAAATTTAGCTAAGAACAAACAGAAAGCAAAAGATATGGCAAGTGCTAGACTTAAAAAGAAATTCTCTAAAGGAATTACAGGTAAAAAATCTAAATCAAAAACAGCTTAATTATGTGTTTTAGAAGGCCAAGCCCACCACCTTTACCAGAACCAGAACCAGTTGATTCTGCGATAGAACCTACTGCTACTAAAGTTAAGATAGGTGGTTCACAAACTACAACTGAAGCTAAGAAGAAAATGAAGAAGACACCTAACAAAGTTACAGGTGGAAAACTTACAAAGGCTATAGCACCAAAACGATTAGGCACAGCATCTTTACAAATACCTTTACTTACTGGCAGTACTAATACCAGTAATTTAAACTACTGATAAAATGGAATACTCCACACAAGGAACGACAGCAGCAGGTAGATATGAAGCACTTGTTAGCAGCAGGTCTGTCTATGATAGAGAAGCAAAGGAATCTTCTAAGCTTACGATACCTAGTCTGATACCAGAACAGACATCAGGTACTAGAGCTAGGATTAAGACACCTTTCCAAGCTACTGGTAGTCGTGGTGTAAATTCTTTATCAAATAAATTATTAATGACTTTGCTTCCACCAAGCACAGCATTTTTTAAATTAGAAATAGATGACCTTGAAATAAAAAAGCAAGGACAGGAAGCTTTACAAAGTGAGATAGATAAAGGACTACGCACAATAGAAAATGCTTTGATGAATCAGATAGAAATATCTAACGATAGAGTTGCTATGTTTGAAGCACTCAAGCATCTTGTAGTATCAGGTAATGTCTTGTTATATCTGACAGATAAAGGACTCAAAGTATATCCATTATCTAAGTTTGTTTGCAAGCGTGATGAAGTTGGTAATGTTTTAGAAATACTTATAAAAGAAACAGTACACCCACAAGCTCTACCTCTTGAGTTCTTAGAACAGATTAAGAAGAAAGAGAACTATGATGCAGAAACAATGAAGGGAGACTTGGATATATATACATCTATCAAAAGAATGAATGATGACTTCTTCTGGTTTCAAGAATGTAAAGGAGAAAAGATACCAAACACAGATGGCAGATCAAAGGTAGATGTTACTCCTTTTATTCCTCTCAGGTTTATTCGAGTTGATGGTGAAGATTATGGTAGAGGATATGTCGAAGAATATAGAGGAGACTTAATTAGTCTTGAGTCTTTGATGCAAGCAATAATCGAAGGTGCTGCTGCCAGTGCCAAGACTTTATTTCTAGTCAACCCTAATGGAATTACAAGAGCAGCGACTATAGCTAAAGCACCGAATGGAGCTATTCGTGAAGGGCAATCTTCAGATATTTCTGTGATGCAGGTTGGCAAGAGTGCAGACTTTTCTGTTGCTTTTAGTGCAATACAAAGAATAGAAGCAAGACTTGAGTTTGCTTTCTTGATGGCAAGATCAGTTCAACGTGATGCAGAAAGAGTGACAGCAGCCGAGATAAATCTTATGGCACAAGAGCTAGAGAATAGTCTTGGTGGTATCTACAGTATCTTGACCCAAGAGTTTCAACTGCCATATCTAAGAAGACGTATGCACTTGTTAGTAAGAGAAGGTAAAGTACCAAAGCTGCCTGATGAACTGGTCAAACCTAAGATAGTGACAGGACTTCAAGGACTTGGTAGAGGTAATGATAGAAACAAACTGATTGAATTTATAACAACTGTAGCTCAAGCATTAGGACCAGATGTAATGAGACAGTACGTCAATGTAGATGAAGCAGTGAAAAGACTAGCTACCAGTATCGGTATAGATACTGCTAACCTAGTAAAAACACAAGAGCAAATCCAAGAAGAACAACAGGCTGCTGCACAACAACAGCTTATTCAAAGTCTTGGACCTGCTGCTTTGGGTTCACGTTTACTTGACCCTAAAGTAAATGCAGAAGCAGGTTTAGCTGATGCACAGGCACAACAACTACAACAACAAGGAGGAACCCCTGATGCCAACCAAGAAGCCTAGCAGAAAAAGAGATGAAGACGGAAAGTTTGTCTCTGAAAAAGCAGTCGTTAGTCGTGTAGGTGAGTACGAAGAAAACCCTGTACCAGAGAAGTCGGGTGATTACGTCACTGGACATGGCAACACAATTCACTATAGTTAAAAGAAAAAACCACTATGACTTCATCACAAGTACAGGTATCTGAAACACCACCAATGTCTCAACAAGACCTTGAAAGTCTTAAAGATGAGAATGGTTTGTATGCTGGTAAGTTTAAAACTGTAGAAGATTTAGCAAACAGCTACAAAGAACTAGAAGGTAAACTTGGTTCTGTTACAGAAGAAGATCAAGTATCTGAATCAACAGAAGAAACTACAGGAGTACCAGAAGGGTATGAAGAGTACTATCAAGAAGATGGAACTGTAGATTACAACTCTGTAAATGAAAACTATGGAGAAATCTTAGGAGAGATATTTAAAGAAAACAATATTGACCCATACAAGATTAGTGCTGAATTTCATAAAAACGAAGGAGAGATACCAGAAGAAATGTATCAATCTTTATTAGATGCAGGTCTATCTAAAAATGCTGTTGATACATACCTAACTGGTAGATCAATAGAGAGTGGATATACAGAAGATGGAGAAAGTGCAGCAGAAGAACTAGCACAAGAAGAAGTTAAAAGTATTAGAGATTCTATAGGTGGAGATGAAGCCTATGGCAAGATGGTTAGTTGGGCTTTAGAAAATCTATCTAAGCCAGAGATAGAAGCTTTCAATGAAGCAACAAACACAATGTCTGGACCACAACTTAGTATGATGGTACAAGGATTATATACTAGATACCAAAACGCTATGGGAGTTGAACCAAGCTTGTACTCTGGAAGACCTGCTTCTAGTGGACCTACACCTTATAGGTCAACAGCAGAAGTAGTAGCTGCTATGTCTGATAAAAGATATGGTAAAGATGTTACTTATACTGAAGACGTACAAAGACGTTTAGCAGGTAGTGATGTCTTCGGCTAATGACTAAGTTATGTGCCAGAGGTAAGTCAGCAGCAAAGCGTAAGTTCAAGGTTTATCCTTCTGCTTACGCTAATGCTTATGCTGTCAAAGTCTGTAAAGGACAAGTCAAAGGACCAGATGGCAAGAAACGAACTGCGTCTGGTTACACAAGAAAATCATTGAGGGTTGCTTAATCATGGCATTAAAAGGAAATCAAAAAAAGATTGATGTTAACAAAGATGGCAGAATTAGTAGAGAAGATTTTATGATCTTGTCTAAAAACTCTAAAAAGAAAAAGAAGAATGGCAAAGCTAACACCTAAACAAATAATTACTCTCAACAAACATTCAAAGCATCATTCCAAGAAGCACATGGACTTGATGAAGAAGCTTATGCGTGAAGGTTCAACATTTAAAGCTGCACATACAGCAGCACAAAAAGAAGTAGGCAAATGAGTTTACGCAGATGGTTTAAGGAAGAATGGGTAGACGTTAAAACAGGTAAACCTTGTGGTCGGCAGAAAGGAGAGAAACGTGGTGGCTACCCTGCTTGCAGACCTTCAAAGAGAGTTAGTAGTAAGACTCCAAAGACTACAGGAGAAATGAGTAGTGGAGAGAAAAGAAGATTTAAGGCAAGCAAGACCAGTTCAAAAAAAATATCCTATCAACATAGACGTAATAGTTTAAAAATTAAGTAATAGTGTTATATTTGGAATAGCTTACATTTTTTATGTCTAAGGGTGTATCAATGACTAAGGCAGATAAAGACCCCACTGGTGGTCTTACTGCTAGAGGTCGGAGAAAATACAACCGAGCAACAGGTGGAAACTTGCAAGCTCCTGTTACTAAGACAAGTGGACTTTCACCTAGACAAAAAGCAAGAAGAAAATCTTTTTGT